AAACCTATGATTCTGAATAAGACGAATTGCAAAACGATAGAGAAGCTTTTCAATACGCCCAATATCGAAGAATGGGTAAATAAGCAGATACAAATAGGCTCTACCCGTATCAATGCTTTCGGAGAAATGACAGACTGTTTGCGCGTCCGCCCGTTTGCTCCGAAACTATCAGAAGAACGCCCGGCGGTTCAAACTGGTTCGGTGATATGGAAAAATATACTAGATGCGCTCGCAGGCGGTTACACCGTGACACAGGTACTGACAAAGTATAAACTTACTAAAGAACAAATCAAAGAATTACAGAAACATGAAATTAGTAACAATTAAACGCGCTACGACTGACGGTTTAGTAGAATGTACTGGCGAGTTGTACGAATATGGGGGCTTTCAGTTCTGCCTTACGTATGACATTGATAACGGTGTTTATTATGCAATTGAAATTTCTACAGGACTAAGCGCAAGAAAGGTATATTCGTTTGAATATGAAAGTTGCCAACAGTGTATAAGAAGCTTAAAACGTTGGATTATAAATAATAACCATCTGTTCAAGGTCGAAACATTTGAACGCTCGAAAGAGCTGCTTTCTGTCTATAAATATGATTATCCATTAAATAATAAAATATGAAATCAGAAACAATAAAATCACCCGAACAAAAGGAATACGCTTGGAAAGCAAAGCGACACGGGAAAATAACATCATCCACTTTGCCCGATCTAATGAAAGCTGGTAAAGGTACACCCTACGGTAAGGCGTTTTTTGACGCGTTGTATCTCGTAAGATACGAGCGTAGAACTGGAATAACGCGCGAAAATGGTGCATGTAAGGCGTTCGATTGGGGACATGAAAATGAAGCTTTGGCGGTGGAGTGGGTAAGGAGTCAGTTAATAGATGAGGTGAAATCCTGTACAACTGACTTTCCCGACATCGTGTTCAATGAACCCTTTGCGGGCTTTGGAGATAGCCCCGATTTCTATGTATATGGCTTAGATGGTAAAATAAAGGCGTTGGGTGAAATCAAGTGCCCAATGAGTCAAGGGAAAATAGAAACCTTGCAGTTCCTTAATGAGATAAACGAGAAAGACGAATACTATTGGCAGTTCCTAGGTCACTTCGTTGGTATGTCGGACGTAGATGTATTGTATTATGTCATATATGACGGGTACACCAATAACGGGCGGATAATTGAAATGCACCGGGCAGAGCATGAGGCGAACATTCAGAAACTGGCAGACCGTATTAGATTCGCCGATGCTCTTGTAGATTGTTCTCTTAAAACCGGGCTGGATTTCCCCGAATGCATTGAGGCGGCAACGGTTATCCTGCCTCTTCGGTTAGAGATTGAAGTACTTACAAAACAGGCGAAGGGGAATGTTCCTATACAAAATCAGATACGCCGGATTAAAAAAGAAATACGTAAAATTATCGCAAGTAAAAAGGCTTGTTCCCAACACACTATTAATATTTAAAACAGAAAATTATGTTACACACTTGGTTTGAAAGCAAAGTCCGTTATGAGAAAACAATGGAAAACGGAAAGGATAAAAAAGTAGTTGAACCTTACTTAGTTGATGCATTATCTTTCACAGAGGCAGAAGCACGCACCATTGAAGAAGTGACCCCGTTCATTTCCGGTGAGTTTTCCATCATGGCAATAAAGCGTGCATCTTATGATGAAACGTTCTTAGGCGATGGCGACCGCTTCTTTAAATGTCGTCTGGCATTTATTACGCTGGACGAAAAGACGGCGGCAGAGAAGAAGACAAAGTCTAATATTCTTGTACAGGCTGACAACCTACAAGAAGCAAAAGACAAGGTGGTAGAGCAAATGAAAGGTACGATGGCAGACTACACTATAGAAATGGTGAAAGAAACTGATATTATGGATGTTTACCCGTATTCATCTAAAGAAAAAGAAGTATCTGAGAAATAAGACAGTGGTAAGGGGTCGCCATTTTACCGACCCCTTATTCTCTAAAAACTACAAAGATGGCAAAGTATAATAATATCAAGTACAAGGGTTATGATTCAAAGAGGGAATACTATCGGGCGCAAGAACTGAAACAGCTAGAAAAGAAAGGAATTATTTCCGGTCTACAGGAACAGATAAAATTTGAGCTAATTCCGTCGCAACGCGATAATAACGGCAAAGGTAAAGTCGTAGAACGTTCTGTTTGCTATAGGGCTGATTTTCAATATTTGCGTGATGGTGTGTTAGTCGTTGAAGATAGTAAGGGAATGAGAACGAAAGAGTATATCATCAAACGAAAACTGATGCTGTACATGTATGGAATTAAAATAAATGAGGTGTAGGGATGGCAAAGAAAAGTACGATAATGGGAAATTGCAGGACTTGTAAGAAAGCTGGTGCAGAGGGTGATTTTATGTGTTTTTGCACTGTTTATCAAACATACAAGTCAGTGGGCGTTAGGTTTTGTCCCTTGTATCTCAAGAAGTAAGAGAGGCTTAATTATGCGTGAAAGTTTTGTGTTTTATAGAAGTTTCTACGATGCTATCAAAGATTTGCCTAGAGATGTTCAGGGTGAGATTTACACGGCTATAATGGAGTATAGCCTATACGGTAAGGAAACTGAAAATCTAAAGCCTATAGCTCGCAGCGTGTTTACGCTGATGAAACCGCAAATAGACGTGAATAATAAACGGTTTGAAAATGGTAAAAAAGGTGGTAGACCAAAAAGCGAAGATAAACCGGATGGAAACCAAAATAAAACCAATGAAAAACCAAAAAATAACCAAAACGAAACCAAAGACGAACCTAATGTAAATGTAAATGATAATGTTAATGTAAATACAGAAAATACACCTAACGGTGTATCAAAGAAGGACGCGGCTAAAGCCGCTACGCTCAAACGAAAAGACGAGTTCGGTAAATCCTTAGTTCCTTTTGTCGATAAGTACGGAAAGGAAATGATACGGGCTTTCTTCGAGTATTGGAGCGAGTTAAATAAGTCTGAAACTAAAATGCTGTGTGAGATGCAAAAAACTTGGGAAGTTAGTAAACGCCTTGCTACGTGGGCAGGCAGAGAGAAAACACGTCGCCCGAATACAGACGTAGGAACTGTGTTGCATGATAACTCTCAATCTAAATACGATGAAAAGTTATGGTGAATACGATAGAACATTTGATTAAAGATATTGGGTTTAATCCTATTCCGAATACAGTTAATATCTCTATTTCAAAGTCTTTACACCAGTCGAAAGTACTGTTATTTAGTGGGCTTAACTACTTTACTAACAATATGGCAGTATGGCAACCAGAATATAACGAGGTTGCAAAATGGCTCGTTGACAACAAAGGACGCGGCTTGCTTTGCCTCGGAAATTGCGGACGTGGAAAGACGCTCATTTGCGGGAAAATTATCCCGATTTTATTAAATGACCGTTGCAATAAGGTTGTATCATGTTACGATGCGCAGCAATTGAATGCAAATTTAGACGCTGTGAAGCAAAAACATATCATTTACGTGGATGATATAGGCACGGAGTTTCTAAGCGTAAAATACGGCGAAAGAAGGCTGTCTTTTGCGGAGCTTGTAGACGAAGCCGAAAAGAAAGGGAAATTATTGATTGTAACTACTAATTTGTCACTCTCTGAATTACGCGATAAATACGGTGAAAGAACCGTAGACCGATTACGCGCAATTACTACGCCTGTTGTGTTCAAGGGTGACAGTTTAAGGAAATAAACCAATGAGACGAAAGAAAACTAAGATGTTCGGCAAAATAGTAGCGCGCATCGACCTCGACAATTTTAAGCGACTTTCGGAGATACGCGATAAATACGGGTTCAGTTCTAACTATGAGATTATACAATATCTCGTAGCCTGTTTCCTTCGCGTTGCAGACCCAGAACATGACGAAACGGAAGAACCCGTACCGGATGAAATAAAAGACATGTTCGCGGATTACTCAGAAGCGGAGAAGCATTTTGAATTTGTGAAACCAAAGCGGAAACTACCGCAATACAAGTTAGATGAAATACACGGACAGTTAAGATTATGGGAAAATTGAAGAAACTATCTAATGCAAACTATTTGCATGATGTTCCGGTACAATGTGCCGCTGTGAACAGTAAAAACAGAGCCTATATTGATAGGTTCGTTTCAGAGAACTATAAACGCCTTAGCAATCAGTTTAAGGCTATAGGCAGCAATATTAATTCTAGCTGCTTCGGCAGTATGGATAAACTAAATGAAACGCTGTATGCACTTTACATTGACCCTAATTTAAACTTTGGATGCTGGGACGAAGCAAACAGCTATATGCTGAATAAATTCACTGAAAAAGAATTGCGTATTCCGGTGAAGAAGGTAAGCAAGAATGAGGAATTACAAGACGGTGAAAGTATTAACGAATAACAAGATAAATATGATTAAATGGCTAAAGAAGAAATTCGGTATAACCGAATTGATTAACGAGCAAAAAAAGACAAATGATTTGCTCTTAAAAATATTAAGCGAAAGTGGTAAAACTGCCAATTCTGTTAGAGCATATAACCGTGCCTATCATATACAGGATTATTAACTCAAAACAATAAAGAAATGAACAATCCAAAGTATTATTATTCCCGTCACATGGGTAGCTATAAGTTATATAAAGACAATGGCAACGGGACGGCTACTAAAATTGATCAGAATTGGGATGAAGAAACCATACGCAAACAGTGCTACGAGTTGAACGGATGGAAATATAAACCGAAAAAGAAATAATCATGTATCTAATAAACAGAATTGTATGTGTGTCTAATGATACACGATCTGCCTACAACGTTGAATTGCAGACAGAAGATTTAGAAAAGACACGTGCTGAATTGGTCGGCATGTATCAATGTGAGAGAATTAACTTTGAATATATTGAACTAAAATAGAATGTCAAATGACAAAAGGAAATTTAGAACAAGCCTCTGAAAAATACGCAGAACAAAGAGGCGCATATGAAGCGGGTTACGGTATTGAAACAACACTGGCGTTTGAAAACGGTGCACGCTGGCAGCGAGAAGAAACGAGGCTGCATGCCGTTGAAGTATGCAAACAGATGTGCCCGTCAAAGGTTAGCCGTGGTTGTGCGAACCTACTGCATAAGAGAGAAACGAAAACGACGCGTTGCGATGGTAATTGTGCACGTGTGAAATACTTCATTAATGGACTGGATAAACAAGAGCTATGAGCCGTAATCCGATATACATAAAACTGATTAACTCTACACGCTGGAAGAAACTCCGCATGCAGAAACTAAAAGCTAACCCGGTTTGCGAAGAATGCGCCAAACGTGATGTTAGTACACTTGCAACCGAAGTACACCACATCACACCAGTTGAAAGCGTTGCAGGTGTGGCGGCAATGGAGCGATTGATGTTTAACTGGACGAATTTACAAAGTTTGTGTCACGCTTGCCACGCTGACATACACAAACGAGCGTTCAGCCACTCTAAAGAATCAATACAGGATAACAATAAAAGAGCTACACAGCGTTTTGCTGACAGATTTCTGAATGATTCTAACGGTTACAAAGCATCTTACGTTGTGATTGACGAACTGCCATAAAATCAGTGTCTTCCGAATTATTTACAATCGCTTTTCCTCGATGAGAGGGGGGGCGATTTTTTTTTGAGAGGCGGGAAGGCTTTAAACCCACTCCCCCTAGTTTTTACACGCGCGAAGTTTTTTTCAAACGGTGGGGTTCGTTGGGGGGTATTGTTTTGTTTCGTTAAGTCACGCGCTACCAAACACTAAGGTTAAAATCTTATGTGCAAAAGTGTGTGTAAAATGAGTGATTTAGACGACATCAAAAATAAAATCCGCAATGCAATGACTTCGCAAGGTACGTACATTCCTGACTTGGATTTGTGTATAGAACTTTGTGCGGGTTCTTATATGGCGTTTCGGATTGCTCTTTCTGATATATCCAAAAAGAGAATGAAGTCTTTTGTAAAAGAGAAAACGCGCGAGGAAAACACGAAACTTGTAGCACATCCGGCATTCAAAGTTCTATTTGATTCATTGGAAGTAACTCGCAAACAATTGCGTGAACTTGGTTTGACGTTACAGACACTTTCAGTTTCCGAAGATGATGAGGTTAACGATTTTATAAATGAAGTGAATGGAGCCGGGGAACAGTAAATTATTGATTGAATTAAAGCGGGCTACAGTTGTGTCATTACAAGCGATAAATGTTTATTCTTATCGTTTGGTATTAACTGACGAACGATTGAACAACTACGTTTGTGCATGTATAGATAATCCGGACAGACATAACCTATATGAACTTTTAGCTGTATCCCGCTTCTTTCACTTCCTAGACAAATATGATTTTAGAACGTCGGAAGTAAAGAAATACATAGTTTTCTATGAGAACTTAAAGTTTAGCGGTACAAAGGGGAAGACCAAATATAAGTTAACCCCTGTACAGGTATTTCAGTTCGCCAATATTTTAGGGTTCTATCATCCCGGAACTAATCGGCGGGTTATTCGTGATGTGCTTTTGTTTGTGCCGCGTAAATTCAGCAAAACAACGTCTGTCGCTTCTTTGGCGATATATGATTTGCTTTTCGGTGATGCCAATGCGCAAACGTATGTAGCTGCAAACTCATATAATCAAGCAAAGGTTTGTTTTGACGAAATACGGAACATACTAAAAGCACTAGACCCAAAGTTAAGACGGTTCACTATAAACAGGGAAATTATATATAACAGAATAAAGGGAAAAACATCATTCGCCCGGTGCTTGGCATCTAATCCCGACAAGTTAGACGGTTTGAACGCAAGTACGGTTATATTGGATGAATACTCACAGGCAGACAGCGCGGCATTGAAGAACGTTCTAACGTCCTCAATGGGCGCGCGTCTCAACCCTTTAACCGTCGTTATAACAACGGCATCTGATAAACATACAAGTCCTTTTGTCGAGATGTTAAAAGGCTATAAAGCCATCTTACGCGGAGAACTGGATAACGACGCAATATTTGCACATATATTTGAACCGGATGTAGACGACGAAGAGGGCGACCCGGAGACATGGCGAAAAGTACAACCGCATTTGGGCGTTACGGTTTATGAGGATTTTTATAAAAGTGAATATCAAAAGGCTTTGTATAGTGCGGATGATGCGTTGGAGTTTCGCACGAAATTACTTAATATTTTCGCTTCTAATAGTGCAACTACTTGGATAGAGGCGAAACAAATAGAAGAGCGGTTTAAAAAGGTTCAGATAGAAAACATAACGAGTAAACCGCCAACAATGGTAGGCGTTGATTTATCTGTGAGAGACGACTTTTCAACGGTTACATATAACCTTTATTCAGTTGATAGTAGATCGTTTCATTCTTATACAGACTATTATTTCCCGGATGGTGCATTGGAAAAGCATCCGAACTGTGAGCTATACAAAGGTTGGGTTAAAGCTGGCTACTTGAAATTGTGCAAAGGTGATATTATTGACTATCAACAGATAGTTGATGATATTTTGAAAATGGCTAACTATTTGTGTATTATGGGTATTGGGTACGATCCGTATAAGTCTGCCGAATTTGTGAACCTTTTGTCGTCTTCCGTAGGTGGTGAGGCTGATATAATTAACCCGGTGAAGCAAACATACGGCACATTTACAAGCCCGGTAGAATCGTTTGAAATTGCCATTTATAGTAATAAAATCAGTTTCGACCCGAACCCGATAACTCCTTATTGTTTTGCTAATGCTATCTTGGACGAGGATAGGAACTGCAATAAAAAGCCTATTAAAAAAACGCATAATGCAAAGATAGATTCTACTATAACCAATTTAATGACATTTCATTTATTCAATAACTTAACATCTTAGTATATGGGACTTAAAGAATATTTTTCAAAGATAGGAAGTGCACAAAAAAGATCGGGTGAACCCGGAAAAGATGCGGTGATTAGCCCTTCTTTGCCGAAAATTCCTAATCAGCCTATCAATGTGTATAGTACTGACCAGGCAATGAAGCTTTCTGCCGCATATCGTTGCACTGCTATTCTATCCGGTACGATTGCATCTATGCCGCTATTGATTGAACGGAAGTCTAACGAGTATTTCTCATTAGACGAACAGCACGAACTTTATAGACTTCTTGACGTACAACCAAATTCACGAATGAATATTTTTGAGTTTATTAGAAATATGGTTTGTCATATAATTAATGAGGGAAACGCTTACATCGTGATAAAACGTAAATTTGGTGCTGTTAGTGAATTGGTTTTGTGCTCAAAAAATACAGTCTTTTATGATATTCTGCATGATTATTATACTATTTCAGACCCTTATAATCATCTCTATGGTAGATTTGAACCCTATGAAGTTATTCATCTTAGGAATAATTCTTTAGACGGCGGCTATACAGGTGTTAGTACTATTACGTTTGCCAGTCGCATTTTTTCAATTGCTGCAAGTGCTGACAATCAGAATCTGCGCACGTTTCAAAATGGTAGTAAAATAAAAGGGCTGGTTTCTGGAAAGAGTTTAAGCGGTGCTATTGGGACTAATACCCTAACCGACTAACAGGGGAAGGACGTAGGGGAAAGAATTGAAGAACAGTTTAACGGTGGAAGGGATATAGCTTATATATCGGGTGATATGTCTTTTCAACAACTTTCTATTAATCCTATTGATGCGCAATTACTAGGAACAAAGGAACTGTGTGTGTTAGATATTTGCCGTTTCTACGGCGTGCATCCAGACAAAGTATTTGCCGGACAGCCTACTAATTATAAAGCTTCTGAAATGAGTAACGTATCTTTCTTAACTGATACATTACAGCCTATTTTGAGGCAAATAGAAACAGAATTCCGCGCGAAACTCATAGCCACTCCCGTGGCGCATATATATCGGATAAGGTTTGATCGCGCGGCTCTTTATCAGACAGATTTAACTACGCAGATGGCGTATTATAAAGGACAGATAGAATCGGGGCTAAAAACACCTAATGAAATACGTATGATGCAAGGTGATGCGCCATTACCCGGAGGGGATGTAGCGTTTATATCGTGCAACGTCGCCCCGATTAATTCAGTTAAGATAAAGGGAGAAACTGAATATGAAAAAACGGAGATACCAAAGTTGTAGTAAAAGAGGGTAATGTAAAACGTTGATAAATGGAAATACGAAGTTTTAGCGAATTAGGTGCACCGAAAGTAACAGGGCGAACGGTTGAGGGCTACGCGGTAGTTTTTAACCATGAAAGTAAGGTGCTTTTTGATAAAGCAAACAAACGCTTTTTTATTGAAATCATTGAAGACGGGGCAATCACAGAAGAACTTTTGCGCTCATGTGATATAAAGGCTCTTTTAGAGCATAATAGGCAACGAATGTTAGCGAGATGCACCCGCGGGAGTGGTTCTCTGTCTTTAGAAATTGATAGCTACGGATTGAAATATAAGTTTGAAGCTCCTAACACTGCTGATGGTGATTACGCTATAGAGATGATAACTCGCGGAGATATTAACGGTTCTTCCTTTGAGTTTTACGCGAATGAAAAAAATGTCACTTATTCAAAAAGAGACGGGATTGTAATTCGCAAGGTTCACAAAATAGACCTGATAACGGATGTTTCGCCTGTGTCTGACCCTGCCTATACTGGCACTGATGTTACAGTTCGTAGTATTGACGACGTTATAGGCGAAACAGAAGATAAAAGCTACATACAGGAAATTAATAATTTACGAAAATTTATTTGATTATGAGAAAAGATTTTGAAAGAGTTGCAGAACTTAAAGAACAGATGCGTTCAATGTTGGATAAAGCGGAAGTCGAGAAACGTTCGCTGGATGAAAAAGAGAAGGAAACCTTTGCGGCGTTGAAGACGGAAAAGGAATTGCTTGAAATGAAATTGGAACGGCGCAACTTAGATAGAAGCAATCCGGCGTTTGTCTCTGTTAATCGTCCGGCATTGTTTGCGAATGTAGTTGATGCTATTGTGAACCGTCGTTCTTTGGATGAATACGGGGATGCAGTAAACGAAAACGGCATCAAAGTAGAACAACGCGCCGAAGTGATTACAGACGCTTCCGCTGTAGCCAACTTAACGCCTGTTGTGATTGGTGAAATTATCGAACCGCTTGAAAAAGGTTTGGTTATTGATAAACTAGGTATCAAAATGCAAAGCGGTTGTGTCGGTGAATTGACATTCCCAACATTGGCAGCAATTGAAGCTAGTATCATGGGGGAAAATGTATCCGTTACTGATACAAAACTGGATATTGGCAAGATTACAGCAACGCCGAAACGTATTTCTATTTCTGTGCCTGTATCTCGCCGCGCTATTACTCAATCCAATTTAGCGTTGCAGAATCTTGTTCTGAAACAGATGTCTTTAGGTGTTGCGCGTGTGTTGAATAAATGGATGTTTAGCGGCACAAAATTAGCGAATGCAAGTGACGGTGTATTTGTGAAAGCTGCACCGGATGCAACTTATACAGCGGCAAACGGTATTAAGTTTAAAGACGTTGTAGCTTTGGAAACTAAAGTTCTTGACGCAGGTGTTGATACTACGGACGGAACGGCGGCATATATCTGTAGTCCGAATGTTTACGGTGCTTTGAAATCGACTCCGATTGAATCGGGTTCACCGCGCATGATTATAGAAAATAATATTATGAACGGTTATCCGGTAGTAGTTACTAACTATATGGATGCTGATGCGCTTGGCTTTGGCGTGTTCTCTTATTCTGCTATCGGACAGTTCGGAGATATTGACATTGTTGTTGACCCATATACAGAGGCGAAGAAGAACAAAGTAAACTTTGTTCTGAACACTGAATGCGATATCGTTGTAGCCCGTAAAGAAGCCTTTGCCGTTCTGAAAAAGGCTGTGTAATATTTTTGTTTGATTGTTTATCAAAGGGGCAGGGCGTAATGTCCTGCCTTTATTTATTCTATACAAAGATGAATGAATACGTAACATTAGAAGAATTGAGGCAGCATTTGAACGTTGACTTTGATCATGACGACGCATATATAAGCGGTCTGATTGAACCAGTTCAGCTTGCTATAGAAGCTTACTTAAACAGACCGTTAACGGAGCTGGTTACAGACGGGAAAATAGACCGTCGTATCTGGCACGCAATAAGAATACTTGTTGCAAACTACTATGCGAACCGTGAAGATATAACATTTGCTGCTGCTAATGTTATTCCCGGTCATATTGCACTATTACTACAACCTCTTAAAAAATACACATAATGCAGGCAGGATTACTAAGAGAAATTATCCGGTTTCAGGAAAGTAGAACGCAACGTGATGAATTGGGCGGTTCTTCTGATAATTGGGTAGATGTATTTTCAAAGCGTGCTGATGTTAGGTTTGCATCCGGTAATCGGACACTGGTAAACGGCGAAGTCTTCAACCCGTTGGCGATAACTTGCAAGATAAGGTATTGCAAAGAGATACACGAAAAAATGATATTCATTTATGAAGGAAGAAAGTATAAGATCATTTCTATTAATCGCGATAGACTACAACAATGTACGATCATACAAGCGGAGTTAATCAATGAGTAATGAAATAATATCCGGGCACAGGGTTAGCGTTGATGTAGATCAAGTAAATAAGCTATTAACGCAGCTAAATGATAAGGACGCTAAAAAAGCGATAAAGTCGGCTATTCGTAAGTCTGCATTGATAATTAGGAAAGAGGCTCAAAACAGGCTGGTTTCTTCAATACCGAATGCGAACAAGTCAGTATCAAAGAAGGGCACGACTTATAAGCCATTGAAGAACGATATAAATTTAGCGGTCTACAGGGATGCAGGTGGCGCACGCATTGATTTGCTGAATAAAAGGAAAAAGGGCGCGCGTTCCTACGTTCTCCGATTCATAGAGTTTGGGACGGTAGAACGCGCTACCAAGAAAGGGGCGAATAGAGGTACTATGAAAGCTTACAACTTTTTTAGTGATGCGATTAACGCAAAGAAGAAAGAGGCAGAAGACACTTTGCAGCAAAATATATTGGATTCAATAAATAAGGTAATAAACAAGAATAAATAAAATGAGTCTATCTATCGGCGTACATATATATGAGAAGTTAACATCATCTGCAAGCCTCAAAGGACTTGTAGGTGATAAGATATTTCCGGTATCAACACAACAGGCTACAACCTTTCCTTTTATTCTATATAAAAGAAATTCACTTGTTCCTAATGTAACAAAGGATAGGTATGCTACAGGTGATAATGTGGAGGTTGAAATAGTTGTTGCTGATAGTAATTATATGCGTTCTATTACTATAGCTGAGAAAGTACGCTCATTGATCGACCGGAAATCAGGAGAATATAAAACGTTCTCTGTTGTTGATGCTGTATTGATTTCTACCGATGAATCATTTGCGGAAGATACATTTATTCAGCGACTTACATTCTCATTTGAAACTGAACCAAACATTTAAAATTAAATTATATGTCAGCAAAACAAGTATTAGGAAAAGATTTGATGTTGTTCATTGGCGGGAAAGCAATCGCGCTTGCAACATCGTGTAAATTAGGGCTATCGGCTGAAACGATTGATACACAAAGCAAAGATAGTGGAATGTGGAACGAAAAGAGTGTAAAAAAACTTGCTTGGAATTGTTCTAGTGACAACTGTTTCAGTGCGGATGAAAAGATTAACGGTTATGACGCGCTGTTTGCCTTGTTTGTTGCGGCAGAACCTATTGAAATCGCTTTCGGTATCCCAAAGAACAAAGGCAATGAAATGCCTGCCGATGGTTGGAGTTTGCCCGCAAAGCCGTACAAAGGTAAGGCTGTTATCACATCTTTGGAACTGAATGCACCTGACGGGGATAAGGCTACTTTTTCCGTATCGCTTGATGGTACAGGTGCGCTTGCGTCGGTGACAGAACCCGCGCCTGCGTCCAGTGGGTCAAGTAAGTAACTATTGTTAATCATATGGGCGGTGAAAGCCGCCTTTTTAATTTTATCCGTATGAAAAAGATTATCATTAAAGATGTAGAGTATATTTTAAAGAATATCTTAAAGAACTTCTTTGTTTACGAGGAAATAACCGGGAAAGCGTTTGTATTCGGTAAGTTGATAGATGAATACATTCTTTTTTATTGTACGTTAATTGCCAATAATGAAACCTTCTATATGCCGTTTTCGGAGTTTATAGACCTTTGCGACGCAGACCCCGGTTTGTTCAATGCCTATAAATCGTTTGTAGTTGATGAACTGACCTTACAGCAGCAAACCGCCGAAGCAGGCAATAAAAAAGGCTCAAAAAAAAAGAAAACCCGGTAAGCGTACATGAGTTATACGAGCGTGTAGTAGGTGAGGGCGGTATATCTCCCGAATACTTTTTGTATAAAATGACATTCGGAGAGATAGAAACATTTCTAGCTGGCTTCTACCGCCGTAATCGTGAGATGTGGGAACAAACGCGCATACTAGGTTATATAATAGCGCAGTCGAATAGCACGAAGAAACTGAAACAAACTGATATACTCCGTTTCCCGTGGGACAGTGAAGATATAGAAATTAAAGATACAAGCGTTTCCGATGAAGATATGAAACGCCTGCGTGAGATGGCAAAACAAATAGAAAAAATTCTTTAGGAAAATGGCTGATATAATTACTCGTTTACTTTTAGATACAAAAAACTTTGATGCTAAGTTAGATCGCTCAAAGTCCAGCGTGAATAGTTTTCAAGGCGGTATTAGCAACATGGCGAAAACAGCTGGGGCTGGCGTACTTAAATTTGCTGGTACTTTAGGTATAGCTATGGGGGCAGGTGAGGCATTTAATAGAGTTTTGAATAGTAGTCAAGAATTAGGGGATATGACCGCGCGTAATATGGCTGCTTTAAAGACTTCTGTAGATGATTTTTTTTATTCTCTCGGAAGTGGTGAATTTTCCTCTTTCCTGTCTGGACTTGGTGATATTATAGATAAAGCAAAGGATGCTCATAGCGCATTAGATCAATTGGGTAATACTAAGATTAGCCATAGTTATTTTAGTGCTGAAAATGAAAGCAAAATAGCCGGGGCGCAATATGTTGCAAAGAATAAGTTTGCACCACTGGAAGATAGAGTAAAAGCCTTTGAGGACTGGCGGGTAGGATTGGAATCACAGGGGGATATAAATAAAACATTGCAGCACGATTTAATAAAGGCTATAACTACATCCGTGGAGTCTGAAATAGGGGCGACAAAGTTAGGTGTGACTATGGATGATGTTCGTATGGCATTAAAGGTGGATGTAACTAACCCACTAAAGCGTGATGAACTAAAGAGCCAATATTCCGCAGAATACAAAGAATATCGAAAGAAGGTAAGTAAGTTAGATGCCGCTTATCAGCATTTTGATAAGAATGGAAATATAACCGATGATATAAAAGGAGAATATAGGCTTAAAACACAAACAGAAAAAGACAATGAGTTAACAAGACTTAACGAAAAATATAGAGAGGCAATAGTTATTAATGCCATGCTCAATAAGTATGAAGATGAGGAGCTAACAACCATTGCTAATATGGCTATTGAGTACAGAAAATTAGATTCTGCATTAGCTTCTACAAGTAGAGAATATAACGAAACTGCTAACGAATTTAATAACGCAAACAAGGCAGTTAAAGGCTTTACGGCTGTAGCCAGTTTGGAGGGGTATAAAGTCTATAGCGGTTCTCCTACGCCTACCGGAATAAAGCCTACAAAGCCAGCTCCTGCAGGTTCTATTGCTATATTGAACGAACAGATTACGACTAAAAATAAAGAGCTTTTAAACGCTACAACCGTGCAGGCGCGTGCAGAGATACAGAAAACGATTGATGAACTTGAAGCGCGGAAGATAAGTTTAAATATAGCAACGGAGAAAGAAGTATTTAGGGATAAGTACGGGGAAAATAAATTGGATGCGACAAAAGCACAAAAACAGTTCTCGGAGTATATTAATGTAGACAAGGAAATTTCGGCTAAGAGTAAGGAACTGACAAACGCAACTACTGAGCAAGCGCGTGTTGCTGTACAGAAAACAATTAGCGAGCTTGAAGAAAAGAAGATCAGGTTAAAAGTTTCGATAGAAAAGGAGATTCAGACAAATAGCGTAGATTCTAAAACTAAAAAAGATTTTACTGAATATATTTCTGTAGAAGAAGATATCGCAAAACAGAATACACAGCTAATAAATTCTACGACGGAACAGGCACGTACTGCCGTGCAAAGTACCATTAATGAGCTTGAAGCGCGGAAAATTCAGATTAGCGCAAATATCAGTTTGAAACCTGATTTGTCGTCTGAAATGGTGGGCGTATTGAATAATGGCAGTATAGACAGGAAGGGAAAGCAGGTAACTAAGGGTTCTAATGCTACTGATATATCTAAAATCAAACTTCCTAAGTATGAACCCATCTTTAAAAAGGAAGATATAGACTTGAATAACGATTTCGCTGATTCACTTTCCGGGATTGGTGATATGATGGGTAGTTTATCTAGTCTATTTGATGAAAATACAGCTTCGGCTTTGCAATGGGGAAGTACACTTTTGATGGCTATTGCGCAGGCTACTCCGGCTATTCTTGGAATGATGGGGGTAAAGGAACAGGATACAGCAACTACAAATGCGAACACAACAGCGGAAGTTGCAAACGCAGGTGCTAAGGCTATGTCAGCTCATTCCGGTATCCCATTTGTTGGTATTGCGCTAGGACTTGCTGGGGTTGCCGCAATTATTGCAGCTATGTCAAGTATGCCACATTTCGCAACAGGCGGTATCGTTCCCGGTACATCGTTTACAGGCGATAAAGTTCCAGCCTTATTAAATAGTGGTGAAATGATTTTGAACGGAGCACAACAGGGAAATTTGTTCAAAATATTAAATGGTGGTATGTATGATTCTTTGTCTCGGACTATTTCACCATTACCCGAAAATAGCGAAATACGGTTATCTAGCAACATTACAGTAAGGGGAGATACTTTGTATTTGGCATTAAATAATTATATGAAACGGACAGGAAAAAAACTATGAACTACGAAACTATCTATATAATACCTTTTACGTCGATAGACGGGTGTAAATATGAGGTCGAAATACAAAAAGACGGTTATACTGGGGATGTCGTTTGTTTAACGGCATCTGGTGACGAACCTTTCACAGTTTCTATTGATGATGAAAGGTTTATATATACGCCTACGCGTTTATCAACTGCAACAATAAGGATAGCAGGGAGCGACTATTTGCAGCAGCTTTTTTCTGTTAATTATCAGCAATATCGTGTAACTTTATTACGTGATGGTGTTCCGGTTTGGTGTGGCTTTACTAAACCGGAATTATACACGCAAGATTATACATCTGAAACATTTGTGCTTGAAATAGAATGTATTTCGGCGATGTCGGTATTAGAATTTATAGACTATACGATTGAAGGGGAAAGTAAAGAATTTGTTTCTATATGGCGTTTATTACAACGATGCATTTCTACGGCTGCAGGACGGTATAATTCAGTTTATATCCCGCATGTTTACTCATCTAGTAAAGAGGCTTATTCTGTTTCTGAAAATGTTCTAGCTGAGATGACGATAAGTGAGCAGAACTTTTTCGATGAAGATGATAAACCGATGAAATTAAAAGAAGTATTAGAAGAAATCTGCAAATTTCTTAATTGGACATGCGTAGACTGGAAAGGCGATCTTTATTTTGTTGATATAGACCATTCGGGCATCTATCATAAATATGATATAACATTGTTAACTAAAGCCGATGTTAGCATAAATACGTTTTTAGTTCAGAATATAGGTTTTGCAGGTTCTGAACATTCCTTAGATATTCTTCCGGGTTATAATAAGGTATCCGTGAAATGCAGTAATTATCCGGTAGGGCAGATATTCCCAGATGAAGATTTAGATAAACTCAAACTTTATACTTCGCAAGATAAACAATCGGGTGATAAAGTAACTGCTAAACGTTTTTACTATCCAGATGCATACCGTTTGTTTCATTACTCACCACAAGGAGCGGCTTTGTCTGATGAACAGTTTGAGACGTATAAAAATAACCCGGACTCTTTAATGGGAGGTATGATAATAAAACGGTGCGAATATAAAATAGTAAACGGAGAACCTAATATCTCTAATTATAATTGGGAGAATTTGATACAAGTTCGTAGAGGAACCCAAAAAATAGGAAGTAATTATACTTGGCTTTCACGTGTCCCTATATTAACATTTAAAAGTCAATTACCTGTAGCAGCTTATTTAGATGGTGCCGTAGCGATTAGCTGTTCTGTACAAGTTACAGAGAATGACGATTTGTCAACCGATGATAAGAAACGAAATGGCTATGTACGTGCATGGTGTGAATTTTCAATAGGTGATTATTACTACAATGGAAGTGAATTTGTAAATAACTCAAGAAAAGAACTTTTTGAAATAAAATTTCCATTAGCTGATATAGCAGGAGGCGGTTTTGCATCTATTGAGAATACTAAAAAACTATCTCAACCCTATGACGGTTTAACAGGTTATGTAATTGAATTACCTAAAGGAAAGCCTTTGACTGGTGAGGTAAGATTCTGTATGTATCCATTACAGCCACAACCGGGAAATTACACACAATTTTTTGCAGGAGTAGGATATTATATCAAAGATTTAAAGATGGAATATAAACGAAGAAATGACCTAGACGACTTAACGGATAATTCAGATCGTACTTATGAAAACGTTCTGAATGAAAACTACATAAATGAACTGGATGAGATTGAATTTAAAATATCATCGTATAACAATGACGGGACATGCTACAGCAAAGTAATGTTAGGGAACGATTATTTAAGAGATAACTTATACAACTGTCTTCTTGATAAAAATATACGCCCAGAAGAACTATTAATTACGCGGTGTATCAATCAATATAAAGCAACCAAAATAGGATTAACACAGATAATCAAGAACGTATATGATATAACACCATTAACACGCTTAACAGACAGGTTTATGATAGGTAAAGTGTTTGTTATCGCTGGTGGTGACATTGATTATTACGCAAACAGTTTTAGATGTAAAATGATAGAGTTGCAATGATTGAAATAAAAACAAAAACAATGCCTGCAACGCCCCGATCAAAAAAATATCCGGTTGGGGCTTCTGTTCTTCATACAGGTGGCGGTACTACTATAATGCAAGGTGGCGGTGGTGGTGAAAGTGTTGATATCGTTAAAAGAGATGATATTAGGTCTTTCACAGATGCTAATGTTTTGTCATCGCTCCGTGCGTTGGCTGAGTTTATTAGCAAGAAAGATGATAGTGATATTTTGGCTATTATAAACTATCTCAATGGGTTAAAAATCAAAGGAAATAAAGTAGATCGTTTGCTTTTGAAAGATACAGATGCAGGTGTAATAGCTGATACAGATATGATGTCGGCATTGCGTGTATTATCTGAAATTTCGGCAAACAATGAAGTTTTAGAAGACAAGTTTCTATCAAAACTCAACCCGGACGAAACGAAGCATCTTTTAAAACTGTTAGGTGGTTTATATGTAGAAAAAGGGATTCAGACCGATACTTTAGAAGCTACAGGTGGTGTATCAGCTCAGAGTGTAGATGTTACGGAAACTGTTTCAAGTAAAAATGTTACGGCTTCTGAAAATA